TCCCATGCAGTTAAAATAGCTTCACCAGCACACTCTGCTGGTCAATCATATAAATTAATTTTACCAACAGGAAATGTCACAGCAGATAGATTTTTAAAAGTAGCTTCTGTATCAGGTTCAGGAGCAACAGGAGTAGGTCAATTATCTTTTGCTGAAGCTGGTGGTGGCGATATGGTAAAAATATCAACATCATCTTTATCAAGTGCTAGTTCTTGGTACACTGATAGTTTAGATTCAACTTATTTTGCTTATAAAATTATTGTGCAGATTACAGATATTAGCAATCAATATGCTTTAGTAAGTGGTAGGTTAAGAGCATCAAGTTCTGATTTAACAGGTGCAAACTACACTTGGACAGTAGATGGTGGATTTAGATACACAAATAATAGTAGTGGAAATGGAACTCTGACAGGTGGATATGCTGGAGATACTGAATGGCATTGTCATGGTGAGGGTGGATTAGATACTGATGATGGAGAGGGTGTTAATATGATTATTGATTTAATAAATCCATCAGGTTCATCAGGTTTTAAAAATGGTTTTTGTAGATCGTCATTTTTATATGATAGTGCTAGATGGTATACAGTAGAAAGCACTTTTAAATATGCTTCTCAATCTGCTTATACAGGATTTAAGTTATATACAAGTGCTGGTACTATGACAGGCACAGTAAATTTATATGGAATTAAATAGGAGTTAAATATGGCAAGACAAAAATATATAGAGGGTGTTGGTCAAGTAGATTATACACCTGAAGAAGAAGCTGAAGCAAATACTTTAGAAGAACAGCATACACAATCTGTTCAAAATTTTAAAGACAAAATTGAATTAGACGAAACAAAAAAAGCATCAGGCAAACAAAAGCTAAAAGATTTAGGTCTTGATGATGATGAGATAAAAGCATTGATGGGAGCATAACATGGCTCTTAACTTTGCTAACAACAACTCCTTATCAGCAATAACATCTTTACCAGCTTCTATAAGTGGTGGTGTTTTAACATTATTAGAAACTCAAACTGCGTCAGATTCATCTACAATATCTTTTACATCTAATATTAATAGCACCTATGATGAATATATTTTTAAATATATAAATGTGCATCCAGCTTCAAATTCATATCTAACAGTAGGATTTAGAGATGGTGGAACAAATTATGATGCTACAAAAACAAGTACAGATTTTGTTGCTCAACATGCAGAAGCTGGTGGCTCTGAAAGTTTATCATATTCAACAAATTGGGATTTAGCACAAAGCACAGCATATCAACCTCTAGCACCTGATATTGGAGATCAAAATGACGAATGTGCAAGTGGCACAATGCACCTTTTCGCACCCTCATCTACCACATTTGTAAAACATTATTTGGCAGTTAGTAATCAATATCACCCAGCAGATTTTTCACAAGTTTGGTATATGGCTGGTTATTGTAATACCACATCAGCAATAGATGGAGTACAATTTAAAATGAGTTCAGGAAACATAGGTTCAGGTACTTTTAAACTTTATGGAGTTTCTTAATGGCATTAGTTAAATACAATAATAATAGTATATCAAGTATAACAACTGCTGGAGCATTAGCATCAGGTGGAATGATTTTAATTAAAGAACAAACTGCTAGTTCAAGTTCAACAATATCTTTTGTAGATGGAAGTGGTGGAGTTGTTTTGGACAATACATATCCTATTTATTTATTTAAGTTTATAAATATACACCCATCAAATGCTGGAACAAACTTTAGAGTTAATTTTAGTGCAGATACAGGAAGTAATTATAATGTCACTAAAAATACAACTGTATTTAAAGCTGAACATCACGAAAACGACAGTTCAGCTTCGCTTGGTTATGAAACAGGTCAAGATTTAGCACAATCAACTAATCCACAAATGTTTATGATACTTGATAATGCTAACGATAGTGGTGGTGCTGGAGAATTATATTTATTTAATCCTAGTTCTACAAATTTTTCAAAACATTTTATAGCAAATGGAACAGGATTTGTAGTAGATGGTGGAAACCCTAAACAATTTACTATGTATGTAGCTGGATATGGAAATACCACATCAGCTATTGATGGAGTACAATTTTCTATGGCTGGTGGAACAATAGATTCAGGCACAATCAAACTTTATGGAATTAAGGATAGTTAATGAGTATTGTTAAATTAAATAATAGAGGTGTAAAAAATGCAACAGCATTTGGCAGTATATCTTCATTAGGAAGTTTAACTTTAATACAAAAACAAACTGCATCATCATCAGCAACCATAGATTTTACAACAGGAATTGATAGTACATATAAAGAATATATTTTTTATTTTGTAAATATACACCCAGCAACAGATCAAACTCAATTTACTTTTCAGGGAGATACAGGAACGAATACTAATTATAATCAAACTATTACTTCAACGCATTTTAGAACTTATGGTAATGAAAATGGTACTGAAGCTGGATTAGGTTATAATAATCAAGACGATCAGGCACAAGGCACAGCATTTCAAGTTTTAGCACATGATGGAACTGTTGGAAATGCTAATGATGAAAGTTTAAATGGGTCTTTACACATTTTTAATCCTAGTTCATCTGTGTTCGTAAAACATTTTATAGGAAATACATCTGCAAATCATGCTGGAGATTATCAAATAGAAAGTTTTATAGCTGGTTATTTTAATACGACAACAGCTTTAACTAGGTTTAGGTTTAAGTTTGCATCAGGTAATATAGATGCTGGAGACATCTTGCTATTTGGTTTGAAGTAAAATATAAGGAGTTATTATGACAAGACATCATTTAATTAATGGAATACAAGTTCCATTTACAGCAGAAGAAGAAGCACAAAGAGATGCTGAAGAACAAGCATATTCTGATGGTGCTTTTGATCGTGCTATGGCAAATTTAAGACAAAGACGAAACAACCTTTTAAAAGATAGTGATTGGGAAGTAATCATGGCAAAAGAAAAAGGCACAACATTATCTGCTGGATTCAAAACATATAGACAAGACTTACGAGATATTACAGATGGCTTAACAACTGTTGAAGATGTTAATGCTGTTACTTTTCCAACTAAACCATAGGGGTTTAAATGCAACTTTCAAAACATTTTACATTAGAAGAATTTGAGAAATCACAAACTGCTACTAGAAAAGGTATAACTAATAAAGCTGGTAGTGGAGAGATTAAAAATCTAGGCGATCTTTGTTATGAAGTATTAGAGCCTGTACGAGCAAAGTTTGACAAACCAGTTACTATTACATCAGGATTTAGGTCAAAAGAATTATGTCTTGCAATAGGCAGTTCAGAAAATTCACAACATACTTGTGCCAATGGTTCTGCTGCTGCTGATTTTGAAATAGCTGGAGTTTCTAATCTTGAAGTAGCACTTTGGATACAAAACAATGTGGACTTCGATCAATTAATCCTAGAATTTTATACTGGAGAACCATCGTCTGGGTGGGTTCACGTCTCTTATCAAGAGGGTTCAAATAGAAAACAAGTCTTAACATTTGATGGCAAATCATATAAAAATGGATTACCAGACGCAAAATGGTCTGGTGGTAAAATGCAAAACTAGGAGAAAATATGCTAACTAAAAAACAAAAGAAACTACCAATGGCTTTACAAAAAGCTATTATGAAAAAACAAAAGAAAAAAAAGAAAGCGAGGAAATAATGCCTTATCACACAGGACATGGAATGAAGAAAAAAAAGAAGAAAAAGAAAAAAGGTAAAAAGAAAAGATAATGGTTAAAGTAGCATCAATCACAGGAATCATAAAAGGTCTTAAACCAAGACAACAAAAGACTATGAAAGCACACGCAAGACATCATAGTTTAAAGCATATGCGATCTATGGCTAATGCTATGAAAAAAGGTGCTACTTTTTCTTCTGCACATACTAAAGCTATGAGGAGTGTAGGAAAATGAAAAGACGTAGAGTACCTAAAGATAAGAAAACAAAAATTCCTAAAAAGTATTTATCAGGTCTTAAAGGTGGTAAAAGATCGGCTAGAGCAAGTCTTATTAAGGCTATGTCAGAAGCATATAAAAGAGGAGAAAGAATACCAAGATCAATGTTTAAAGCGAGGTACAAATAATGGCTGTTAGAAGAAAACCTTTATCTGCAAGAGTTATCTCAACATTAAGAGCAAAAGCAAAGAACAGAAAAAACATTACATTAGGCACATTAAAAAAAGTATATCGTAGAGGTCAAGGTGCTTGGCTATCATCTGGTTCAAGACCAAAAATTCCAATGTCTGGCTGGGCTATGGCCAGAGTTAATTCCTATCTTCGTGGTTCAAGAAAGCACGATACAGATTTAAGAATAAAGAGAAAGAAATGAGCAAGAAGCCTAGAACCACAGGAGAGCATATTGTTGCCTTGTATGGTCATATAAAAGGTTTAAGTAGAGAAATAAAAATTATAAAAACAAATCATTTAA